CAGTGGAGCAGATTCGCTGATCTGAAGGAACGTGAAATGCTATTCTCGGAGACATTGAATGAGAAGGTAGACCTTGATTACGAAGAGCATGGGGTGAAGTCAGCGTTCGATATGGATGCTGATATAAGTGACACTCTTACCCGGCGAGCAGCAGAACGTAGCGCAGCCTTCAGGGGCGGCGGCGGCGCTATGGTACTTGAAGCAACAACTGGATTCGGAGCAGCCAATGCCTAAGGTCGGGAAGAAAAAATTCGCCTATACTAAAAAGGGCAAGGCCGCTGCTAAAAAGCACGCTAAGAAAACAGGAAAGAAGGTGAAGAGTGTTTACTAAGGATGTTCTTGAACGGGTAGCCGCTACCTTTATTCAGGCATTCCTCGGTATCTTCGTTATCGGTGGTGACATTGGTAACGCTAAGGCCGCAGGATTGGCTGGCGCTACGGCTGCGTTGAGTCTTGTCAAGGGTGTTGTCGCCTCTAGGTTTGGTGACGGATCGGCATCGGCAGCGTCGTAATGTCTGACGATGTGGTTGACCAACTGAAGAAGGTCCAAGTATCTAAACTCACTTTGGGCCTTGTCGGGTCAATCATCGCTGTCAGTGCTGTAGTTACTTGGAACGCTGCTCAGGTCGCCAGTCGTATAGACCAGTTGGAACGCTCGGTAGCAGACATTGAGGTTGTAGACACCAGCGATCTTGTTACTAGTACCCAGTTGTTAGCGGCCATTCAGGACATCCCCGAACCGGAACCGATTGATCTATCTGGTCTAGCCACCACCGACATGGTTGAAGCCTTAGTGGCGATAGAGCAGGCCGCTTACGAGGATCTGTCCGACGACCTTGAAGACCTACAGGATTCAGTCGCCGCCCTGCTGCTTGATGCTGACAGGGAACCTGAGTGGGTAGACGAGATCGAAGAGATTCAGCAGCGCCTAGAGGAAATGGGTTGGGAACTAGGTGACTTGTGGTGGCGTACCGATATGAATGAGCAGGCTTGCCGCACCCGGTTGTGGTGTGATAAGTGGTACGACGAGAACTGGTGAGCAACGTAACCAAACTCATAGCAGGAATCACTGCGCTACTTGTTGCCATCGGCACGTTAGTCGGCACAATCACTATGACAATAGGTAAGAAGGACACACCAGCGGGTGTGACTATCGTTTTGAATAGCCCTGACGCATACGCAGATTTCATTGCCAACCACCCAGCGGGTTAGTATAATAACTTTCACGTTGGCCGCTGTGCGCCATGTATTTGGCCGGTGAGTGCTATCGCCATTGGGATCGCCCACGCCCCCGATGAGTATTAAGTGGAGACGGTACCGGCTGACGCCCGGTGACGTTGGACAAGTCACCCCGCATAGTCCCTCCGACTATGTGCGACTCGGTTAAGGAGAGACATCATGGCTACTCAGGAACCCGGAAGTATCAAGGAACTGCGTGATGCCGCTGATCGCGGTAAGAAAGCCACGCAGGAACTAGATGCTATGAAGCGCGAGATGGCGTTTCTAAAGGCAGGGGTAGATACAGATACAAAGGCAGGTCAACTCTTATACAAGGCTTACGATGGGGAACTGGTAACAGAATCCATCCAAGCAGAGTGGCAGGAGTTGGTACCGGGGGCAGTAATGCCACCGGCTGAAACTGTTGATACTACCGATACAGACGTAGCACAGCAGAGGCAGAATCTTGCCGGAGATGCTATTCCACCTGAGAATCAGACAGAGAATCCATACGACGCAGGCCATAGAGCGTTTAAGGAAGCCTTAGATGCGGGCCGTCCTCACGAGGACTCCGCTGCAAGGTTTGTTCATACGGTCTTGGAGGCAGCGGGTGGAGGAGATCCAGACCAGCGGGTCGTTTCTGGCTGACAATGCCTACATACGTTTATCGATGTTCTGAATGCTGCGTGCAGTATGAGCGAACACAGTCGATAGCCGATAATCCTGACGAGGTTTGTCAGGAATGCGGTGAGGCTGTCAAGCGCATACTCCAAGCGCCAGCCTTATCGGCTGCTGCTGCACCTAGCAGGATGAACAAGGTTCCTCCACCTCAGGCCGATCCGTCTTGGGAGAAGGGAGTCTCCGGTGAACACAGACGGGATGGTTCATTTGTCCCTTATGTGGATACCGAAGGTAACCGTATAGGTGTCAAGAAGTTTGCCGACAATCGCACTAAGTACGAGCGGATTCTACGGGAGAGAAACCAACCCACTTAACTCTACTTAGGAGCGTGTTACTATGGCCGTTGTGCCTTATGCGGGCCGAGTCACTTCATATGACTTAGCCGTCGGCGTTAAGATCAGCATGGACGAGGCGATCTACATGATCTCGCCCATCGATTCGCCGTTGATTAACGGTATCGGAACAGACGGGCGACAGGTGCTTGCCTCTTCCGGTGTCGATCAGACCACTTTCAAGTGGATGGATGAGGAACTGCTGCTGCCTTCGGCGCCAGTAGAAACCATCAACGCAAACACTGGTGCCAACGTTGTGTTGGTCAATGTGTCTGCGGCTGATTCCTATCGCTTTCAGGTCGATGATCTAATCAGCATCGCATCTGAAGGATTCGTCCAAGCGGAAGCGATTCTGAGGATTACAGACCCGGACCACGGGACTGGCGACATGGTTGTTGCAGGTTGGGCTAACCACGCAGCACAGGTTGCACTGGCAGTAGGTGACACAGTTACCTGCGTCGGTTCAGCCTTGGTTGAGGGTTCCGATCCGGGAGTTGCCCGGTCGGCTGACCGCACGATCCGCCAGAACTACACTCAAATCTTCGGGCCTACCCCCGTTGAGATGACTCGTACAGAGCAGCAGATCACCCGTTATGGCGTGAGCGACGAGTTTGCCAAGCAGTTGTATGGCAGGACCGTTGAGAACGTCATCACCCGTGAGCAGGCTTACCTGTATGGGCAGCCAGTTGATGACACCAGCAGCAAGCGCCGGTCAACCGGTGGCCTGTATCACTGGATTCGTAGCAATATCTCAACGCAGACAGCGTTGAATATTACTAACATCCAGACGTTGATGCAGGACTGCTACAACAACGGTGGGGTGCCCGATCTTCTGATCGCTAACCCGGCTTCGTTGGGTGATCTCAACAACATCAGCGATTCCAGCCGTGTGCGGACCGTCATTGACGACCCGCGTCGTGGCCGGGTGCCCGTTACCTCTGTGTTCCATGAGTTTGGTGAGACACAGATCGTGCGGAACCGCTGGTGCAACAAGGAGACTGCCTTCGTTGTACGGAAGGACGGTATCCAGCGCCGTATCTTGCAGGGCCTCATCGTTGAGGCACTTGCCAAGACTGGCGATAGCGATCAGGTGATGCTGCTGTGTGAGGAAGGCCTTCAGGTGAAGGGCGAATCACACATGGCGAAGTTCAACACACTCACCACTTACTAGACCTTCACCGAAGCGGATTAGTGGGGGGCGGGGCCTAGCCCCGTCCCTCACTACCCACTAGGATTGGGCGATGGCGACTGTCAACGACATTGTGGTGCGTACTAAACGATTGCTTAATAGCAATACACGCACCGAATTGAATAACTTTAATACGTTTATCGAACCAGATTTGCAGCCGGGTGGCTGGGAAGATCCTAAGGCCATCACGGCTGATGCTACCTCTATTGAACTTAAGCATCAGACTGATGGTATCCGGGCTGGGTCTTACATCTCTATCGGTGACGGTACCAACTCACCTGAGACTATGTATGTCCGGTCACGCAATGGACAAACCGTTGACGTTATGAGGGCTGTCGATGGCAGCACCGCATATGCTTGGGGTTCTACCACTGCGACTGCACCGGCTGTTACTGCTATCATTGAGGTTGAGCCACGATTCACTGAGCATCAGATACTAGAGGCAGTGCGTGACTCCATCCGTGCTATGCCCAACAATCTGTACGCAGTAGACAACGTGGAGGTTACGTTCTCTACCACTCAGCAGTCAGTAACGACACCGTTTCTCAAAGGATTCACTCAGGTTCTATCTGCTACCCGTACTGCCCGCACCGGAGAGGATAGGTTGATTAGGTTCAACATCAAGGTGCAGCAGTATGGGAGTGACTATGAGGTGATACGGCAGGAGGGGATTGAGAAGGCGGTCACTGCTCAGGTGACGTATGCTCATCCATTTGTAACAGATACTCTAGCCCCTGACACAATTCTGGATGGAGAGTCAGGTGTTGTAGGAATGCCGGTTGAGTTGCAAGATATCCCATCATTAGGAGCAGCAGCGACTCTAATTCTAGGAGAAGAAAGTCTTCGTCTTGATCTTCATAGTCAAGGGGATAGTCGATCTGATGCAGCCGTCGCAGCCGGTGATCGCGCAAGGTACTCAATGGTATTACGGGCGCAATATGATCGTCGGGTAAGTGAAGAGGCTCGTCGTCTGATGTCGAAGTATGGGGTGCGGACGGGTGCCGCAGTTTCGTCTGTGTTCCCGACGACTGTTCGTTAGTCATGGCTCTCCATGATACGGTACGGGACGCTCTCCCTATCCGGCTGGGTAATCGTAAATATAACATTGATCTATCGCGCCTAGCCAGAGCCACTATTGACCCCATTCGGCAGGGGTACGACACGCAGGGCCAGCCGGGTGAGCAGTCATTGAATCAGGCCGGTGTGTGGAAGCGGACCCGTAGCGACTGGGAGTTGGGTGCTGGTCAGCAGGACGCTGACATGATGGAGTCCACACTCCGTGAGTACCACACCAGTTTGGGTATAGATCCGTGGACTAAGGGTGAGGTCAAGTTACATAAGGCGACAGGGGACACTTGGACGGGACCGGTCCTTGATGTCAACTACGACAATTTGTTTATGGCTACGGCTCAGGTGAAGGCCAACGGTGACACAGCGTACACCTATATGGCGTATAGCACTACGGTCTATATATCGGAAGATGGTGGTGATTACTGGGGCAGTTCGGTACAACTTGCTGCGCCTGCGACAATCAAGGGTATAGCCAGCGATGGGACGAATCTATTTATTGCTGATGCTAATGCTGTCTCCGCTGTGACGGGGGCGACGGCTCATGCGACTGGTATCTGGACGTTGGCAGGGGGCTTTGAGGATGTGTGGGTTGCCAATGGGTATCTGCTCGCTGCTGTGGGGGCACGGTTGACTCATCTGAGCGGTACGTTGGCTGCCCCTACTGCTCCGAATACGGCTGCCGATATTGCTGGTGAAAACTTTACGCAGGTAGATGAATGGAAAGAAGTTATCGGTACCCCTGTCGGCATCTTTGCTGCTGGCAACAAGGGCACCCGAG